AAAAAGCAGGTTTTTTACGTCAAAAATTGGACGCAATTGTATTGGAAATAGAAAAACCCGACCTGTTTGGGCGGGTTCCTCATTATCAATATTTTAAAGCTGATCTGAAATACGGGATACCAGTTATCCCTCCATACCGGGTTAAAAAAGGGATCCAGTCGCCTTCATTTGTCTGGTAATATAAATCTGGCTTGGTATAAATAGTTACGATTTCACCAGAACTATGTTTTACCAGAAAATGCCATTCGGGCGGATCATGATGAACTACCGGATAGCTAGAAGTATTTCCGTTACCGTCCGACGAAGTGCTAAACGTAACGTACGTATTTGCTTCCTTATAGGTTTTTTCCACAACAATCCCATTGGATTTTATTGTGTTTCCGCAAAGAAGATCTATCGTTATGCCGATCGTTAATGTCAATAACAGTATCGCCAGAAAATGATACCCGTAGCTGTGAAGAAACCGGTTCATATTGCAGTAGAATATGCTCTAACGATTTCACACCAAACCGTTTCCCCGCGTTTAATAGCATCCGTTATTTTGATCTGCAGATCTTCGAATGCGGTTCGGCTTGTCCCGACTACAAAATCCTGTTCCTCTTTCCAGTACGTTTTACCAGGCAGTAGGCAGCCGTCTGTATTATTATGGCGGTTACCCGGATGGATACGGATCCCGGCAAAGCCTGGCACGCCGACAAGTATAGGTAAAAGCCTTTTGAATCTGTTGGAATACGTAATTTGTACCTGGTAACGGCCCGAAGGGATGGCAGTTCTGCCATAAATCTTTTCGCTTTTGATCTGGTCCGGTTCCATATCTGATCTTAGCCCGCGGTCACGGTCTTCCAGAATGAATTGATGCGCTTTTCCGTTGACTACAACGGTGCTGACGGTGCTATTTACACCGCGCCAGCGTCTTGAAATAACTATTTCCATCACATCAAATCTTTAAATTGCCCGGATTCGTCAAACTTTTTCAGCCTGGCCAATATCCAGGAAGGAAGAAGATTTGGCTTTATTTCACCTACATTTTCAAAGATGCTGATTGCTTCACGGACCATCATAGCACAATAAAGAACATCGTCCAACCAGTCAAATAGGCCGGTGGCGCTTCCGGAAATTGGAAAGCTCATTAGAACATGGGACATGATCAGTATCCCGCCATACAGCAAAATCTTTTCAAATAGCCTGGCATAGGCCCTGGATTCAAGGTTTTTCTGTTTCCAGGCTTTGTATGTACCCAAGATCGTATCCACGATGATAATACAGATCAGGAAATACACGAACTGCCAGTCCGAAAAAATATAAGTGTCAAATACCGTTTTAAGGCCAGCGAACGCGGCGGAAACGGTCAAAAAGTGCTTATCAGAGATGTTTGCAAACATCGAATTAAGTGTTTTCATAGTTTTAAAATGATTAATGTGCCTAACGTCCCTACACCTACACCCGTCCAGAACCTTCGGTTTGATTTCCGCCTGATTGCTTCCAGCCGGATTTTGAAAGAGCGGGCAGCCAGCTGGGCATCCTTGTCTTTCAAATCGTTTTGGATCCTTAGCGCCAGGTTCTCCTGGATCAGATGTTTGTTTTCCAGTTGAAGGTTGTAGGCAACCGGTTTAAGGTATTCGTACCGGATCGCGCTGTCCAGTACTGCCTGATCGAATTTTGTCTTTAAGATCTCGGCTGTATTTTGCGCGCAGGCTATCCCACAATGCAGAATCAGCCATAACAGCAGCATATTTTTGAAAAGAAGTGCCGACTTTTTCATGATAGAATTGGGCTGAATCGCGGTGTAATTGTTCCTGTTCGGAGTATTGAAATATGCTGTCCCTGATCAGTTCCCGGTCGGTTTCACTGTTGATTAGCGTGTCCTGGCCGCCACCTGTATTTCGATGTGTAAGGCCCCGAGCAATGTAGTAACCTAAAACCAGGCAAGCCAAAATCAGGATGATCGCGGCAACGTTCTTTTTCATAGATACTGAATTTTTGTGTGGATCCCGTTCCCAGCCACTTTTTCACTAACTATTTTCCCGTTTGGAAAAACTACGTCAATGGTATGCATCCGGTTGTCTGCGAAAGTGTTCAGGTAAAACCATGCGATCTTTCCATCTTTGCGGATTGAATAGGTGACGCCTCTTTTTTCAAAATAGGCGTCCACAATGTCATCAGCGTAAGCATTTTGAGGTTTTACCCAGTCGCCGCCGTCAATTCTGAATTCCAGGTACTGGGTTTCGCCATCTTCACACTTTCCCCAGGTATCTGCCCAAAGCTGCAAGCCAAAGCGGGAAAGGTCGGTGCTTGCATTGTAGCCAAAATAATAAGAATTGGTGCCGGTTTTGTGCGGGAATCCATGTATGTCGGTAGGTGTATTTGACCCATTTGCATACCAGGCACCCGTTGCCCAATCCTGACTAAAATCCTTGGTGCTGATCTTGGCACCGCCGCCCCATTCTACAAACACTTTTCCATATACCTGGCTTAGGTAGGCGTATGAAATCAGTGAATTTGGGTCAATCGGAATTTTTTCGTTATTATACCATTTTCCATCCGGATAGCGGTATTCAACATAATTGTTCGGTTTCCATTCATGGACACCAGCAGGAAATATACCACCTTCATAGCCCAGGGCTTTAAATACATTCAGCTTGTAAATCGCATCGTAAACGGATCCGTTCTGAATATCCGGTGCGGATAAATAAACCGCTTCAACAATCAGGTTGGTGCTCGAAAGCGATCCGCCAGGGCTGAAATTGGTACGTGGCATATCTGCCGGTGCCTTACGCAAAAGCGCTTTGAGGGCATCGCGGCTGCTTTGTCCCAAATGATAGGCAGACGGCCAAAACATGAAGTAATTATGGCACCGGTACGATCTTATACCCTTGCTGTCAAACTTTGCAAACTGCTGTTCGCCAATTGTTTTGTAGAAATCAAACCAGAAAGGTTTTTCGGCCGGCATGAAGACGCTTCCTTCCATGGTCTCGCCAATCCAAAGGTTATCTACCCAGGTATAGCGTTTTGCCTGCTGGATTGCCCATTCTTTGGTCGGAACTCCTTTCTGCCAGTAGCGGGTATTATAGCCGTCCACCCACTTATCCACCCCGTTGTCACCAAGTTCAAAAATGGAAATCATGGTAGGCACATCATTGTAGGTGATGCCCTGGTCTTTCAGCTGCATGGCCAGCGATTCATCACCGCCCGGCCGTGGGATCTGGTGATGACTGATATGGGTGATGCCTTTTTTCATCACCTGCTCCATGCTCCATTCTCCGCGGTTCAGAAAGAAAACGCGTCCTTTGCTCAGCTTTAAGTCCGGCATGATATCCGCCCATTGCGGGGCTTGCAGATCCGGGTTATAGCTCTGCGGGATATGGTTTAAAAAGCCGGATTTCTGCTGTGGTCCCAGAAAAACACCGGTTTGCAGCCCGGCCGTAACGTTTGGATAAAAGGATTGTCCTGCCAGGTAGTCATAATAGCCGCCTTCTTCTGGCTTATCAGACCATTTATTTAAAGTTTCCAGGCCTTTTTTAGTCTGGAATTTAATCACACGAAGCGGGTTGTGCCCTGCAAAAATATAGTCTTTCAGCGGCGTAGATTGTTTGATCAGTTCGGCCCCGATCAGGTAACGGTATTCATAGCCGTCTGGCAATGGCGGATGGGATAAGTCATTCAAAAGCTTCACATCACCTGACTTTGTTACGGTCAGGTTCAAATGATTGTCATGACCTTTTGTGACAATGCTGTAATTGTAAGCAGTCGGATCGCCAGCCGGTGGATCCGTCACTGGTGGGACTATGACGCCGGTGCCATTTTCCTTTATCGTAAAAGGTTGGATAAAAGGATCCCACTTGCAGCTGACCGGGGTAAGACGGATCAGATACTCACCAGGGCTTTGGATACCATACTTAAAATAAAGGGTATTGCTTTCCGGGTTATAGCTTGCCGATGTGATAGAAGTGGACGGATCCGAAAGCAAGGTTAAGGTAAGCGCTTTTAAATTTTTGGCGTCAAATACAACGGTCGCACCTTCGGGACCAGGTATAATACTGGTTATACTGGGCTTTTTTTCGCAGTCCTTCAAAACGGATCCGGTTTCACCAGGTATGGTAAATGGATACGTAAAGATTTTAGAGCTGCATGAAGATCCCCGGAAGGTAAGCGTATAGCTGCCGGGTGGCAATGCTTCAAACTGGATCCTGGGTTTGGAGTCTTCCGGCTTAACGTCCCCGTAACGAATTTCTTTCCCTGACGCGTCCAGGATTGCCCATTTGATACGGACTACATTTTCACCGTGAAATTCACCGTTCAAGCCCGTTGTCGAGACTGCAAAAACTCCCTTTAATTCAGGTCCGGCTTTACATGGATTGATACCTGTTGAAGGCTGCTCACCTGATACGGCCTTTCGGATCTGATCGATCACCCACTGTTTTCCGGCAATACTGTCAGGAAGGGTAAGGTCAACATTGATTTTCTGGCCTATGCTGCTCATACTTGTAAGCAGGACCAACAGCCAGATTGAAACAAATTTTTTCATGGATACCAGATTTAATTTTAAGTTTTGAAAATCAAATCTGGCATCCGTGAAGGGTTTTGAGTAGGACGGTATTTACCTCTTAAACACTTCCAGCACTGATACATTAGATAAGGGCAAACTGGCTTTTATGGACTGTACAAAGTAGTCAACGCCCCGAATGTGTACGGCCATCTCACTACCGCCTTGCCGGTGAAAATCCAGCCTGGCCAGCTCGGAGGAATTGAGCTGAACATTAGGTGAAGCCGGGAAAGTACTACCCCTGAAATTTTCATAACGCTTCCAGAATTTATTTCGAAGATTGTTGGGCCCATTAAAAGAAAGGCGGGTGGTACCATATTCGTTTTTGGCCGTAGGAACGCCTGCAACCAGGCCATGCCAATACAAAAGGCGCGGCTTAAACTTCTTTTCCATTTGGCCGGTAAGGCTGGTGATTCCATTCTGTTCGGTGACCGGTAAGCCGGTTGCATCCATTTTTAAGGTCGAAAATTTCCCCTTAAGCGGGAAAAGTGTTTCATCGTTATGAAGTGCGGATGTATACTTTTCAAACTCTGGCGGCACGGTTTTCATCAAGCCGTCGTCAGTGTCCAGCTCCCAGTCCAGTTCCAGGCGTCTGTCTAAAATATTGCCTGGTAAAATTAAGGGTATCGTTCTTTCGGTGATATCCAGCTTTGTTGCCAGGGCCAGGCGGCTTTCGGTGTAATGCATGGTGATGATCCGGCGCTGCACATCGAAAAAGCTGGTCACCCCGAATGGCGGAAGTTTCAAAGCAAGAAACAACATCCGGACCGAAAGATCTGACGGCATGTGATTTCTGTAATCCATCACTGTGGCCGGGGATCCTGGCGCGCCATCCAGGGAAAATGTATTATAAAGCAGTAGACGCTGGGCAGCCGGATCATCCATGAATTCACCTTGCACGCGGAAACCGCAAATTTCACCCAGTTTTCTAAGCACCCAGTGAAGTGAAAACATGGGCGTTTTCGGAGATCCGTTTTTATAACCGGATCCGGAAATATATTCATTCACTTTTCCGGTGAACCCGCTTACTGCATTGGTGCTATAAAACTGGCTGTTTAAAATGGTAGGTAGGGCGTAAACCAACTGTGGAACGCCGCCCGTACCCACTGCCATTTTTTCAACCGGAATGTTTGCGTGACTGGCAGGAAGCGCTTCAGTTCCAAAGGGTAAAAGGTTCAAAGGTACATCCTGGTAATCGCCAAAGAAGTCGCCCAGATTGGAGCCGAAACTGATCTCATATCCGGATGCTGTTACCTTTTCCAGGTAGGTAAATCCCCGCTCGATCGTATCACCGTCTGCAATCTTTTCGGTGTAATAATTCTGCGGGTCCCCGACTGCTTGCGGATCTGCTGCATACTTGAAAATGCGGTTGTTGGTAGGGGAAAAGGGCACGGTAAACCTGTAAACTTTGGAACCTTGCACGGTTCCAAAGTCAAAAACAGGGTTGAACCTTTCCAGGGTGAAGCTTGTCCCTGGAAAAAGATCCAGTGGTGTGCCATCGATAAGAATATCAATTCTTTTTTTCATAATCAGAATTAAATTTTGTTCTGGATCCTGATATCACAAGACCGGTCTAAGTTTTCTTTGGCAACTCCCCTGAATCCAGGGGAGTTGGTTTACAAATTGTTTCGTCCGGCCATGGCAGCGGCGTCTGCTGCCCGGTTGCCGGCGCTGGCAGCTGCCCATGATCCGTCTGCGGCTCTATTCATGGCGCCGATCAGCTGATCCATTTTTCCGGATATGTTTTCCAACGGTGGTTTAAGATCCAGTACGGCGTCTTTGGTCGCTGCTGTATTTTTTCCAATGGTTGCCATCATAGCTTGGGAACGGCCAATTTCTGCATTGGTGGATGCTGTTGTCCCGTCTGCGTCGCCACCTTCTACGTCACCATAAGGATTCATATCAGCATCATAGCCGCCCGTATCACCCAGCCCTGCATTGGCGGCGGCCAGTTCGGCATCGAGTTCTGCCTGCATTTCTGCGGCATCCGCTTCGGCCTGTGCCGCGGCTTCGTCAGCAGCTGCCTGGGCTTTTCTCTTTTTGGATCCGAACAGGTAAGACTCACCTTTACGAAGTGGTTCCAAAAGGCTGCGGTAATCACCTCCATCATTTCCAAAAACGGTTCCTTTGGCTGCATGGATCGGAGCGCCGTTTTTATGAAGGGAAGAATCTAAAAGCGCATTGATCATCACCCGGTTGTTTTTGTACGTATTGCGCGATAAGATCATGATCGGTTCGTCTCCTTCCATTTCCCCAACTTCTTCCCCGGTGTCGCGGCGTGTAAGTGCGATACCGGACTGACCATAACTTTGACCATGCTGCGGTCCTTGGGGAACACCGGCATTGCGGATGTATCCACCCTTTGCCATACTTGGCGGCTGCTGGGATTTTATTATCCCGATTTGTACAGCGGCCAGGGCAGCTGACGCCACCACACCAATTAAACCCAACGGAAAACCCATCATGGCCAGCGATTTCAAAGCAGCCATGGCGGCATTGATAAGCGCCATACCGATCTGCATTTTCTGTTCACGTTTCCAGGCTTTTACCTTGGCCTCGTGCTCCTTTTCCATTGCTTCCTTATTGATTTTCTCAATGCCGGATTCATAGTCTTCTTTGCTGATCAGCCCCTTTTCATACTTCTCTTTCCAGGATTTAAGCTGTGCCGTTTTTTCACTAGCAATGTCAGCCAGGTCTTTTTTGAGTTTTGCTTCAGATAACTTTTGCAAAACCTCCATTCCCTGTTTTGCCACAATAAGCATCTCCTGGCCTTTGGCTGTAAAGTTTTGCAGACCTTCCTGATTTGCCGCTTTTTCATTTCCCAGTTTTTTATTCAGTATCTCCATGAAGCCGGAAAAATCTCCATTCATCAGCGCCCTTATGGCGCTGAAAAAGCCCTGCTGATTGTTTTTTCTTTCTTCCAGGTTTTGGGCTTCATTGGTTTTCAGCGCGGTCTGGTGGGCAGCGTTTGCTGCTTCGGTTTGCGCGACGCGCTGTGAGTCGATAGCGCGAAGGGCCGCGGCCGTGTCCGTTTCAATCTGCTTTTTCTTGGCAGCATCATCACCGGCAAGCTTCATGAGCTGGGCACTGGTTTCGGCTACTTTCGCCCGTTCCTTGGCAGCAACTTCCTCAATGCGCTCCAGCTCCATCTTTTTCTCCAATTCGATCAATTGAAGTTTTAGGGCCTGGCGCTGGGTTATGGATAGTTTTTCATTGGAAAGCTGGGTTTCCAGGATCGTTTTCTGAGTAGCATTTTCTTTTGCCTGGCGCTCAGTACGCTGGGCATCTTCCAGCTTGGCAATGTCGTTGATCCGCTTGGTTTCTTCGGCTACATGTTTAGCCCGGTAGTCGGCTTCAAACTTCTCGACCGCGGTTTTGTACTGGGAACGCAACGCAATTTCGTAGTCGACCTTTACCAGGTCATCCGCTTTGGATTTGGTATTGGCAGCCAGTTTTTCATTAAGTTCAAAAGCCATCTGAGCTTTTTTTCTTGCAAACTCGTCTGTCATGGCGTCGATGTTCATTTTTTCGATCGCCTTCGTCGCGGCTGAATTGGCCGTTATTTTGTCCGCTGCTTCCTTTTCAGCAGCTGCTTTTGCCTTGGCTTCCTCACTTTTGCGGTGGGCTTCATTTTCCTTCGCTTTATCGGCAAGTTCTTTGGCTTTTGCTGCTTTTTCAGCGCTTAGCTTTGCCTGGCGCGCGGCTTCTTCCTGTTTTTCTTTTGTAGCCAATTCATTGGCCTTGGCTGCGTTGGCATCAGCTGCGATCTGGGCAGCCGTTTTTTTCTCATTAGCAGCTTTGTCAGTAAGGTGCTTGTCATTCGCAGCTTTTTGCTGGGCCAGGCTTCTATTATTTTCTTCCCCCACCAAACCAAAGAAAGAAGCAACGGCAGATCCGGCTTTTTTCATGCCTTCCCATAACCCGTCTATTACAGTCCGGACACTTTCCACATTCTTGTAAAGTGTAATAAGGCCGCCCACAAATAAGGCTATGGCCGCAACTACCAAACCGATCGGGTTTGCTGTCATGGCTGCATTCATGGCCCACTGTGCCACCGTTCCGGCTTCTGTCCAGATCAGCCGTCCTTTTTCGGCAGCTGCTAGGCCAATGGCTGACGCGGCAGCTGCTATATTAGCTCCATTTAAAGAAACCAGTGCTATGCCTAGCGCAAGAAACGCCTCTTTGTTTTCAGTGATGAAACCAGGAATGGCGATGATCCCCTTTACCAGTGCTGCAAATACTTGAATAGTGGATTCAACCGCTGGAAGCCCTTTATCAATCAAGACACTGTAAAAACTGGTTATTGCCGGCGCCAGAATTTTTCCAATACTTGCACTTGTATTGGCATAGGCAGCGGCCATCTGCTTTTCTTTGAATTCCAGCGTTTCATTGTTTTTTGCAGCCATTTTATAAGCTGCATCCGTTCCAGTCAAAGCGGCTGTAAATTCCTTAACCTGTTCGCGGTGTGTTACCAGGTGCTGGGCGGCTACCACGTTTTCTGTTCCGAACATTTTTGCCAGTTCAGCCGTGGACATGTTCCGCTTTCCAAGGTTTTCCATGGCTTTGTCCAGCCCGACAATCTGAGGGTTCAAATCCTCGGAGCTGCTCATCATTTTGATAAGAATGTTCCGGAAAGCGGTACCTGCCTGTTCACCTTTGATATTGATGGTGGAAAGGGATTGAAGCGCGCCGTTAGTCTGCTCGAACGATACACTGGCAGCGCTGGCAACGGTTCCGGAAGCTTTCAAAGCACCCGTCATGTCCACAATTTCAGCGGATCCAACTTGTGCGCCGGCTGCGATCGCATTAATAAAACGCCCGGCGTCTGAAGCCGGCGCATTAAACTGATTGAGCGCACCGGCCATAAGTTCAGTGGCGGGTGCTAAGTCCAGCTTTCCAGCTTGCGAAAGGACTATGGCTTCCTTGGTAACAGCTGCCAGGGAAGCAGCGTTTTCTGTCAGGTCAGATTTAGCGGATCCCATGGCCTGGTAAGCAGCTAACATTTCATCGCCTGTCTTTCCCATTTGAGGTCCCAGCTCTTTGGCCTGGTCATTCAAATATTCAAGATCCTTGCCGACAATATTGGTATTGGCGCTTAATTCTTTACTGGCAGCATCAAACTTTTTAAAGTTTTCAATACCATCAGAAAAGAATTGTTTTAACATTTGACCGGCTTCCAGAATGGCAGCAAACGTGAAGGCACTTGCAATCCAGGTTTTCAGATTTGTCCAGACGCTTTGACTTTCTTTCACTTCGTCTGATACTCCGCGCACGTCTTGCCTGACGTTGGCCAGACGGTCATTTACATCTTTTAATTCTTTGGTTTTTTCTATGTATTCAGCGGTTCCGGGCGTCAGGTCCTTGATTTCCTTATTCAGCTGCCTGGAATAACCTTCCAACTGCTTGACGGTCATACCGGCGTTGCCCATCTCTTCCCGGGTTTTTTTTATTTCCGCTTCGAGTTCTTTAATTTCCTGTTTGGAGTCGGTCCATTCCTTGGTCCCGCGTTTGAGGTCCTCCTGGGATTTCTTTACTCTGGCCAATTCGGCTTCCAGTTCTCCCAGGGCATTTAAGGCCGGTTTTCCATTGATATCGAAATTCCAGACCGAATTTTCAACTAAATTCATTTTATACAGAAAAAGGTACACTACGAATTTGCAGTGTACCTTTTTCTGTGAGTAGGACGGGAATTATATGTATATTCAGCTATTCATTTAATCACTAATGATATACTCACTTTACAAAGTTTTAAGAACTCCAACAAATAATCTTTTAAATGTCAGAAGATAAACCCAATTCGTCAAAAGCAAGAATAAAGATGGATTCCATTGAAGATTCTAATTCGTCAAAAGAGAAGGTAGTAAAAGAGAAAGTGGTAAAAGATAAAATACCTGTTCGCGAAACTATCAAAAGCGAAATCGAAAATACTAATTCTGGTTATACCTCAAAAGTGATAAATTCTACAGAGCCTCTTGGACAGTACACGTCGAAACCTCTGTCAGGTTTATTTAGTGGGCCTGTTTATTCATCTATATTAGCTAACAAGCTTAACTCGGATCTTTTTTCTACAAAAGCTTATGAATTAATTAATCCTATAAGTGAAATAAATAAAATAACTGACGTAAATCGAGAAGCACTCGCAATGCTAGGAAGCTCTCTGGCGGAAGCACAGCTTAAATTCAATAATAGTGGTCTGTTTGATACAATTGCAAATCTTAAGTCGAAGTCTATTGTCGCCAAGCCAGAGTACCTTCGAGACTTAATTGAAAATTCTAAAATATTAAAAGAATCAAATGATTTACGAGCTCAGGAATTAGAAGAAGAAATTCTAAATCTTAAAAAACAGAAGAGACAAAAGGAAACTTCCTTAGTTGAGAAAATAACTCATGGAGCAGATGAAGATGCCGACAGCGAAATAAAGACAGATTATAAAAATCTTCAATTACTAAACAAAGATCTAACTGATAAAATAGAATTACAGCATATTTTATCCAGGATTAATGAAGCTGCAAAAGATACCTTGCTGAAGTCTCAAAAGTTTAGAGATAGTTTCCTAAATAAAAATGAATTTAAGAGTGTTGTTGTGTCAATTGATATACGACGATCAACAGATCTTATGTTAAAAGCAAGAACTCCACAACTTTATGCTAATTTTATTACAGGTTTAACTAACAAGCTCTCGGAAGTAATTAAACAAAATTTTGGCATTTTTGATAAATTCACTGGTGATGGAATTCTAGCTTTTTTTCCAGACTTTTTTAGCGGAAAAGATTTGATTTATCATGCACTGTTGGCGGCACAACAATGTCACGACATTTTTAATTTGCATTATAACGAGCATAGATCCACATTCAATGTTTTTATATCGGATATCGGATTAGGGATCGGAATTGATTACGGAACAGTTTCGTTGGTTAATTCAGGAAGTGAATTAACCGTTGTGGGAATTCCTGTTGTCTATGCTTGCCGAATGTCAAGTGCTCCCGTAGGAATTACTTTATTAAATCAACCGGCAATGGAAAAGGCTTTACAGTTATATGATAAATTTGTGGATATTGAAGAAGAGTATATTCCCATAAAACATGAAGGGCAGGCTCTTGCATACACTACAAAGTTAAACTACAAAGCGATGAGTAAACCAGAAGCGCCCGACTGGATTTCTTTTCCTGCTGATTCAGAAGATCAGAACGAAAAACAGTAATTTTCATAAGTGACGATGGAAATTCAACGTCACTTACCATCTAATCCGCCCGATCATAAAAAGGCCTTTCATAATATTCCTTCATCGCCTGCATCATTACCGGGGGAAGTTTAGTCATGAGGTATAATGATATCTCCGAATAAACTTCCCCCTTATTGACATTATAAAAGCTATTACCACGCCGTTTGATGGTGTTTTGCTGCATAATTGCCCGCCCCATCCCGTAAGCAACCCTTGTAAGTGCCCTGTCATACGTAAGCTCTTTGTTTTGCTTGCGGCCAATATGATAACCTGGAACATACAATTGAACATCCTTCCCATTGATCGAAACGGTTTCGTTTTTAATAAACTTATCCACGCCCAGTTCTTCCACAAATTCTTTTAACATTTCTGCATTCGGGAATTTTGAATAACTGATCTGGCGCATATCCTTAAAACGGCCATACCCGCGCATACCCATTCGGAATGAAGCTTCCAGCTGGTCGGTAATAAAGGACCGTTCAGAATACAGTGAATTTTTGAGCTGGTCGGTCAAAGAAATGCCGGCGCTTTCCATATCCTTTCGCATACGGCGTACTCCCTCCGTAAAAATCCGGTCACAGGCTTCTATGACCTGGCTTTCAAAGATCTTTTGAATTTCGGGCGTAACCTCAGACATACATCAGACCATTTACGGGTATGGTAACGTCGATATCCACCAGCCAGCCCTGAACATTCGCGTTTGCAATTTTACCTACGGGTAAAAGTTTGTCCTGAAAAATATTGAAAATTACCTCGTAATCCTGTCCGTCCACTTCGGTCATATTGGCCGCGTACCACTCTGACGCCAGACGAATGAGCCCAACTAAACGCAGCATTTTTTTCCAGGTTTCGTTCCTGGCCGCCAGTTTCATATCAGGCGTGAGGGCTGCGGATCCCATCTTTTTAATGATCATCACCGTACAGGCAAATGTCGCGCAGGTTAGGCCAGCTGCGTTATCGGTTAACGGGGTTTCGGCAACCTGATAGGTACAGATATATTGGTCCGGTTTTACTTCGCTTTCAAACAGCTTAGCCATTTCCTGCAGCCCGTCAGGACCGCCAGAAAGAGCGCGGGAAATATCAATTCCTGGAAGGTTCCGGACTGCGTGCTGGAAGAATTCTTTTAGGGTAATCAAATCGGTGATCACCACCATTCCGGTGTTAGTACTCATAATCGTTGTCTTGTTTGTCGCGGTTTTCTTCCGCGGTGATTGTATCGTCCAGGGCAGCAGCGTAGACCAGGTGGGCATATTGTTTGCCTACACTATAAAAGTCGCCGAAATGCCCTTCTTTTGCAATATTTTTGATGAGCATGATCCAGCCGCGGCCGTCACCGTAACGTGGCTGGGCATCACCTCCAAATAGGCCCTCGTATTGCTCCAAAAATGATTTGGCCTGCACTTCAAAATAGGATAAGATGACCATTTTCATTTGCATGTCCAGGCTGGCCAGGGCAGCGGACCGCTTCATCATACGCGCCTCGTTGAAGGGTTCACGGTCATCACCGGTCCAGTCCGGTGATTTTAAGAACGCTTTCAGATCCGGCCGGGCAGGACGGCACAAAGTCGAGATCAAGCGGTCCAGCGCCTTTGGATCCGGCTCATCCGGATCTGCAAAATCGGTGTAGGCGATAAAGGCCATCGACAATTCCAGGGTGGTGGTATCTGCAAAATTTTCTTCCGGAAGAATGTAGTCGGCGCCCTCATGCTTGAAGCTCAGAAAGGGCCGGTCAACCGGTGCGGTGAAAATCCACTTTACTTGATTTTTCAACATTTCCCATTCCATTGGGTTCATTGTCCAGTTCGCCCAGGCACGGGCAGGAATATCAAATGCAATCTGGATTAACATTTCAAAGATTTCATCTGTGATATCCTTGGGTGATAACCTGGAAAAGACGATCAGCTTGGCAACCATTTCTGGCTGGCACTCGGCCCAGTTGGCAGGCGCCTGGTAGGTTTTGTTTTTGTACGTTAAAATATCCATCAGGCTGGCTCTACAATAATGATAAGTTCAGGATCGCCCCAATTGGTTACGATGTTGGCAAACCGGTAGGTTTGAGGACCATTTAAAACCGGGCTTGTCTGGTTTTTCGATGGAATCCGGATCCGGTAGGATAGCTGCGGGCTACTTGAAAAGATAATCCTTACGTCTATATTCCGGGTTGCAGCCGGTAGCGTTTTATCAGCGTAACGACTGCTACCGCTTCCAGAATAGGCAGTATTAGAAATCATTTCTGCACCATCGATAAGTATGGCAGCAATCGGATTGTAAGCGCCGCCAATTTGCCCATTTCCATCTCCAAGGGCGTTGTTAATTAGACCCAGACGGATATTGACAGCAGGGATACAGCTGCCATTCAGATTGGCATTTTCCTGCGTATCCATCGCAAGCCAGGCGGCCTGGGCTTTTGCCTGGGCATCGGCCTGGCTAAGCTCTGAACCGTAAGATCCGGCCGGTAGAACGATTGTCCAGGTTGTACCCACCTGACCATTGGCGCATGTGGATTTCTTCAAAAGGGACGGGCCGGAAATTGCCGTATTAAAAAAAGGTGTCGTCAGCGCTTCACAGGCGCCGGTGGCCCAGGGCGGAATATAGCCGTCAGTTCCGGAAATATTGGATTTTGTGGTAATGGGCCTGACGTTTTCACCAGAATCCAGATAAAATTTGACCAGCTCGTTCACCAGCTGTTTTCCGGTGCGGATCCCGTTGGCATCCAGCTCACAGCTCACAGACCATTGTTTCCAGCCCGTTTGACGTGTTACCGGCACGATTTTCGGCAGCTTGCTATACCCGCCAATACCATTGGCATAGGTGAAGCTCAGGCTTCTTTCGATAGGCCATTCAGTATTACTCTGCGTAACCAAACCATTAAAATTGGGTGTTAGCGGGATAAACTCTTCACCGTCGACAATGAAAAATTCCTCAGATAACGCCATATCTTCCAGGTATTCCCGGTAGTCTGAATTCAGCCAGTTACCAATATTGACGCTTACCGACCGCTGGCCGTTGACGTTGTTGATCAGCGCCTCGGAAACCGTTGGCAAATAGTCGTAATCGGTGAAACGTTCCAGCAGCTGACGGCTGATACTAATAGACTCACTGGCCGATCCCACACAGCGAATTGTGTCATAGCCGCCCAGGCTATTTTGGAAAAGAATGTATTTTACCGATTCATAGGCGAACCTGTCCACGCGGTAAAACCGGGTTTCGCTAACCTGCTGACCGTTTTCATTTGATAGCCATACCTCGTACCAAATTACCTGTTTTGGCCTGGCTTGCAGCTTTAATTCAGAGAATCCTACCGGAACAGAATACACCGTCATCGGCGTTACGTTGTCCACCGTTTTTGCCGTGAAGGTATCCGCTGAATGATCGGCGTAAAATGCCCGGACACGAAGATTTAAAGACTTCGGGGAAGGTGTGAAATTCGTTAAGAAATAAAGCCTTTCGGGCTGATCGGTACGGACCAGTTTGCCATTGGACTGCCAGGTTAAAAATTTACTAAGCTGGCCACCGATCACCTGGGTAAAGAAAACGTCTTTATACATCGAATAATGGCGCATGGCCATTTGTGCACGGATTGCCCAAAATGTAGTGGATGTATCGGTTTGGATCAGTGCCTGGTCATTGTAACTTTTGCTGACGTAATAATACTGACGGGTCAGGTTCGGACAAATCGATATGAAGTGATCCCCGTAAACAGGCGGGGTTGCACTCAGCTGGTCATCAATCCGGGTCTGCACTTCAAAGTAAGCGCCGGGGCTGATCGTGTAGCCGTCAGGCACCGGCTTTTCTGACGCTTCCTGAACCGCTAAATTAACAAAATGACTATTCTGAAAAGATTTCTGGATCCGTAGTTCCAAAAAATAACGCAGATCCACCCGGCTGGATCCTGCTGATAAAACAACAGGATCCACCAGTACTACGATAGGGTTTCGACTCATTTGCAGCTTTTGATGCTGCATGGTAGCTAAGTAATCCATTATTTCATCCGGAAGATTGAGTGGTACTGATCATTGTCAGGCAGCTTGTTCGTTGGGACCTCTATGGCAGCCTGACTAAGGGCGTAGTCCGGAAACTTTTCAAAGTTGCGTGACAAATAAGTACGCAGGGCGTTCTGCCATTTTTTAGATTCTGTTTCCGACGCACGCACCAGGCTCAAAATCGTTTCATTGTCCGGTGCCTTCGCATTGTAGATCCCGTCAAAGTCGGACAGTACCCGTATGTTTCCATTGCCCAGCATCACAAACTGCATGTTAGGCAGCGCCATATAATAGGCCGTATGAGAAAGCGCCCGGCGAATGGCAAACAAAAGTTCCTTTTCATCCGCTGTCAGCGTGCCAGCGACCAGCGCTGTTTTTAACCGGTCGAATTGTGCCCGGCCGATCCTTGGTAAAAGAAAATCACGCTCGGCCAGCTTTAAATAAGGGCGTATGTTTAGAAACAATCTGTAATTGCCTTCAATGATGGGAAGGAATTCGCTCATGATCGTAGCAGATGAAACAAACAGTGCCCTGGTAGCTTTGGCTGTTTCTGAATTTTTGTAGTCCAAGAAATCAGACAGGTTTTGTTCCAGGTATAACAGCACAGCTTCTAAGGCCTGGACTGCGTTTCTTTCTGTTTCACGGATCCGTTTATCGAGTACACCAATCCGGACAGGCTGATTATTTTCCCCGCCCATTTCCTGAAGTCCGTTATCGCCGTCATTACCGATCGCAAACGGCAAATATTTCAGGTAAGCATACCAGGCCAGGGCGCGCTGGGTTTTTCTTAAAAGGATATCCATTTTAACATTGCCGGTTGGCGTGTCCCGGTATGCTTCCAGCGCCTGAATTATTTCTGGTCCTAATGCTCTTTCCAGAATTGTTTCCTGGGCTTCATTGATGTAGGGTTTGATGAAATCATCGGTCGTAGCGCTCATGACCGCACGGCCCAGGTACAAAATAAGATCTTCGATATCTCTAAGCAGCATCGTTCTGTTGGGTTTGTTGTGAATTAGGATCCTTTGCGCCAGAATCCTGGCTAGTTTTTGATTCTTTGCCCGCTGGGTTTTTGTCATCGCTGACCAGTAAAATGTCAAAGAAACCGGCGTGGACATCCTCCGGAAGTTTCAAAGCGGCTTTTACATCGCGGTTGAAAGGTGAAAGGATTAGCTGCCGTTCACGGGGTGTACGAAAGAATTGCTGATAGTTGGCTGAAACTTTTAATTCAGATCCGGATCCGCCGATCGTCTTACCGTCTGAAACGCCAGCCAGGGTAGGAAGTAATCTGGAAGCGTTGGCAAATGCACGGAGCGCGGTGTCGTAGGCTTCCTGTAATTCTTTGGCATTTAGTGACCGCTTGATCTCTTCAAAGGCAATCATACCAGCCAGTTTTCCATCAGAGCCAAAGTCACATTCGTCAAAGATCACACGCGGACCGTCTTCGCTGACGATCATCTTTTCTACATTTTTATAGAAATCATCGCGGACCTTTTGCTTTTCTTTTTCGGTGTCAAAACTATCGTCATTCTGGTTTTCCTCAAACGCTGCAGCATTAGCCACCATTTGATCAAAATAAGAGGTAGCAACCCGGCAAATGTGGGCGATGTTCTTATTATGCTTAACAGTCTGGCCGATCGATTTAGCAATAAAGTTCATGACCTCGATCCACTGAACAGTTTCATCACCCCAGTACTGGGCAAAGCCGTAGTAAGGTTGTCCGGTTTGGAAAGGTCGTAGCTGGAAAATGGTTTCTTCCAGCTTGGCATTAGCCAAATTATAAGCAGGAACAGCGATCGTATTCTTGCTTACACTTTCAGAGCTGGCCCAATCCGAATTTAATAACCATGTTTCTACATTCCGGGTGTGGGCGATGGTGGCCCGGCAAACCAAACTATCCTTGATGCTGTAAACCGGAAGTTTTCCCACCAGCGAGCGGTTTACAAAGATGTTTCCGGTTTCAATCAAAGACGTACACATTTGATTGACCACGTTCCCCAGATCATCCATTCCATAGGCTGCCAAATACTCTTCAGTAGCTTTGTTGGTGAATGGTTCGCGGGTGATGATCCCGTTTTTGTTGACGTGTTTGAACCATCCGAAACCACCACCATACAGAAAATCCGCCCTGGCTTCGATCAGGTTTTGAGCATCACCGTTTGTTCTTAAAAGTTTTATCCGCTCGTTGGGCAAAAGGTTGTTTTCGCCCCAGGGATATAGCTCAAAGTCCTTGCCGTTGGATTTTACGGTCCGCTGAACATTACCGCGCGAACTGTTGATGTCGCGCTGCTGATCCGGATCCACGGACGCGGACTTTGAAAACGGGATCATCCTGATTTTGGGTCTTGTTTTATTTGACATGGCTAATAAATATTAAAATCTGTGATCAATTTCGCGGCCGTCGAAACTTCGCATCAAACACCAGAAAACTTCAAAGGGCTGCCAGGCTCCGGAACGTGTCCGGTATTCCAGGATTGCCTTGCCGGCACGTTTGGTTTCATGTTTGATGCTGGCCAGGTCAACTTTGCCTTTGCTGTAATGGCCGGACCGGTTACGGCATTCGCTTTTTTCGCCATAGGTCCCATCTTTTTTCTGATACGTTATGACAAAGGTTCTCTGTGATCCAGAAGAGAGCTGGATCTGGCGCATTGCGTCTTTTAAGTGGATTTTCATGACCATGAAGTAAATCTGGTCAGTGGAAGGGGGATTGGGTAGGACGGGAAATTGGGAAAGATGAACGAAGATCTGGTAATGTGGGAAGTGGATTGCCTATGAGCAGAAGGCAAATCTTAACATTGTTGTTAAGTCGCCTTCCGTCCAGGCCCATCCATTCAAAAGTTTTACATCAATTCGTCTTCGAAAATTTGTTAAGCCGCATTTCTTGTTACCTTCTCTAAAATCATTCTAACGAAGTGAATAAGTTGGTCAGATGTTTCCTTTAAGAATATCTTATTGAGAGCTAATACAATCCAATTGTTCTTCCTAGATGTACCTAATTGCATCCAGCCTTCTAATTCCCCGACTGGAATTATAAATATATTTTTATCATTAAGTTCATTTATTAATTCTAAAACTTTCGCCCTAGTCTCTTGGTCAAAACCATCTATTCCATATTTTTTGGGAATCGCCCACTTTGAGGTTTCTTTCCTAATTCTGTTCAATGCCCCTTTTGCGCCACCAAAAGAATGTTCCGAATTATTTAATTGTTCAAGAAATTCAGCGATATGTTGTTTTAGCCTTTCTAGAACCTCTTGTTCGGATGAATTGTCAACGGAATCCGCAATTTCTTCCCGGGCAGTAAGGAGTGCAGGTGTCGCTTCTGATTGTGTTACAGCTAAATATAAGTTTTTAAAGTCAGTTTCGTCATTTAATAAATCAATATCTGCAATAACACCGACTGGTATTTGGGTGGCTATTAGGAGGGAGGCAACATCTTTCAATGTTTGCTTATTGTGAGAGTACACAAATAACACTTCCTGATTATTATGATGTAAAGTTGATACAGTTTGGTAGACAATTCTATCAGCATCGGCTTCACATACAATTACAGCTTTATGGAATATTGCTTCCAAAACACGTTGGCTGGAAAGCATTGGTGATTTTGCTAGATTTTCAGTTGCGTCGGGAGGAATCAGTCTAAAAGTAGTATCATTACCATTTCGGTTAAGTCTGTAAATATCTACTTTTTTGTCGCTCTGTAATAAACCACTTAAAAAATTTGAATTATGTGTTGAAATAATTAGCTGTCCAGATATTATATCAGAATTATCTGCGATCCATTTACCTAGGTACCTGGCCTGTGCAGGATGCAAAAATGCCTCAGGCTCGTCTAATAAAACTATCCGGTCTTGAGAAAATAATAAGCTGAGCACAATTCCGACAAAGCTTCTAAAACCGTCGCCTTGGTCATCTATTCTGTTAAAGTCTTTTGTAATCAAATATGCCTTGCGTGGATCTTCTGGAATTTCAGGAAACTCTCTGGCAACTCTTAAGCAAAAGTCTTTTAGCCCACTGTAATCAAGCATTATCTCCATTCCAAATGCTTCATAAAATGCACTTTTAAGTAATTCTTCGATATCCTTATTTAAAAAAAGGTTTTGAAGAATATTTTCTGGTTCTTCAGTATCTGGATTAAAGGAACCCGTAGCGTGAATTAGATTTAGTCTTGTAGAAGAGTCTAAATATGAGACTTTTAATTTACTAAGATTACCCAAGGTCCAATTCAAATCGTTTTGATTTTTAAAGCGATCTTCCAAAAACGCTTGGCTTATTTCAAAACCATCTTGACCTGTCAAATAATTGTTTATACCAGTTATTTTTTTATTTCCAACATTATTACGGCTATCTGTAACTTTAAGATTTACAAATAATTCTTCAATATTTTCTGGCTTGTGAAACTTGATTTCTGTGAGCAATACAAAATTGCTTGTTGGACCAACAAGCATACGTTGTTGAATATCTTTAAGAGTTTGGGATTTGCCAACGTTGTTTGCTCCTACAAGAATTGAAATCTTCCCTAAATTTATTGTTTGCTCGTTCTTTAAAATAACACTTTCTATTTTCATTTGCTTCTGGAGAGGATTTGTTTGAAAGTTTTTGTTTTTCTAGTTCGATTCACTATTAAGTCAACCTAAATCGGTTGAACATATATGTTGAATGGTTTTCGTAAGATAAACAGTTAGAACTAACTTTTTTTAAAAACCGTATAAAACATCTAAAATCTCCAATGTAATATTATTTATTAACATCATTCCGGTGTTTGTGATATGTTTTGCTTTGATAAACAGGAGCTTATATGAAGAAAGTGCCTTTTGTCTTCCGCTACTCTAATGGAAGGTTGCCCACCCTGTATCGGTTTGGCAATTGCCATTTGCTTTTTCCGTTATCTGTCGGGCGGTTTTTAGCTACCCTGATTTTCCAAAGCGTGGTCCGGATCCAGTCGCTGCAATCGGAACAATTCGAGAATATTTTTTAAATAAAATGTAATCGAATGCATCAGAAAGGTGTGTTGCATATTGTTGGTCGAGCGTCTTAGAGTCTTCACTTGACTTGTCCTTTTCGAAGTTATCGCCAATTATTGGTGTGTGCTTAAGACTTATCAAAAGGCTTTTGCAATCCTGTTCATTGATCCGAATGCGAGGCGCTGAAGCATGTTTCTCTGAAAGAATTGTATTGATAACACGATAACGAATCTTGTATGGAGGATAAGAGTTCTGCACACAGTCTACAATTCGCCAATGGTGATCAGCCAATACTTTCTTGTACAGCTGATAGTGTGTCTTGTTGCGCCCTGGATCGCCCTTCTTGCCGCTGTTGTCTCCATAGATGTACACAACCTTTTTAATGTGGTCCTTATACTTAGTACAGAATTTATGGGCCAGCTCTTCCACTAGGCTGGTATCAGCACGTTTCACAAACAGGTTATCAATAAACCTTAGCTCTTTGTCGTGCTCCTGAGCGATGACTTGACAGGTAAACTTTGCGTTAAAGTCCAGGCTGATTTCAATGGGCTTGGTGGTCAGGTAATCCTTACGCTTGTAGATATAGAGCCTGGATTTATCATCATACTGGTACTCGTACATATCGCTGTACGTGTGCCGGTTGTAGGATAGGGCGCTGTAATAAGCGTTTTCAATCTTTTCTACCCGTCTGTTCATGACCTCAATATCAAAGGCTAGATCTGATTCAGACGCCTCTCTTTCCTGCTCGATCCAGTTACCTGGCAAATTGGCCAGGTTATCGTATGGCGTGGATTCCATGAAGAAATACTGATTAGGCTTACTTTTCATAAGCTCTTCAGTCCTGTAAATCCACTGCTGTTCTGGCGTCCATGCTGCGGATGTAAAGTCAGCGATCAGCCAATGAAGGGGATGGTTTAATCCTTTTCTACCTTTCCTGGAATCCCGGTAGGTGTATTTATTGGCACGGACGGTTTTGCGTAAAACGGTATTGTAGAACGATTCTTTCAGCTTAAAACTCTCATCCATCACCAGCTGGTCCAGGTTTAAACCGCGTGCGGTGTCCGGACGATCGGCCGAAAGAAACACGATGGTATAGCCGTTTTTGAAGCAAACGCAGTTGTCATACGTATTTACACCCTCCCAGGGATGCCACCAGCCTTCGGGCGGACGGCGGTTAATGACATAATGCCCCCATGTCCGGATCTTTGGATCATATTCATGCAGACCATATTCAGCAAATACTTTCCGGCTCTGAGAAAGTACGACATCCTGAACGTGCCGGAAAGTCATCGAAGCAAGCCCCATCTTTGCACGTGGCAATTCAAACGCAGATTCTGCGATCAGTCGCATTAAAACGTTAGTTTTCCCACACCCCCTACCACCGTTAAAAGTGGCCCGAAATCCTGACTGATATCCAATTCCATCTTTGCCAATAAAATCAGCTTCGTTTTCCAGAACCTTAAAAAGGAAGTGGGCCTGTGCCGGATTAGGGTGTAGCTTGATATACGAGGGATCATCAACGTACTTCTGTACTTTCGACATCGATAACCTCCTTCCCTTGGCTACCTGGTACATGAACATCGCCATTGACTACGTATACACGTACGCCGGTTGGCATCGCTTCTCCTGGCTGGATTAGATTATCGACTTCATCCAGTTTGCTAAGCTTAGCAATCCGTTCGGCCGCTTTCATGATCACATCCGGATCTGCATCGCGCTGGCCAATACTTAAAGCAAGGTAAAGCGCTTCAATTAAAATTTTAGCAATCCCACGTTTATCCAGATCATAGGCAATTCCCCAAAGCTCGTAGGCATCCCTTAAAATCTGATACGCGTGGGTTTTTTCGTGGCCGTATTCATTGTGCAGCATGGCCACCACTTGTGAAGGGGAAAACATTTTGCTGGACCAACTCCATGCTTTTTTCATTTTCTCAAAATACAGCTGATCCCGCTGGTTCAGCTTGGCGCCATTAACCAGGTGATCTTTATATTTGTCCATTTTGTGCTCACCCTTTTCAGGTAAGCCAGGCGCCCCCAAAGGCATTAGCTCATTATTCATATCATTGCGTTTTAGGCAATGATATTTGAATCCATGGGCTATGAATAGGACATAAAAATTAACTGTTTACAAAGAATATATAGTATGATTGAAGTATAATTTGGAATTAACTTTGGTTTTCACTTTAATCTTTCAATTATGCCAGAAGTAAATGTGCCAGTAGTTAGTTCAGATTCATTTTTACATTTCACAGGTGGCGGTTTGCATGTACTTAAATTAATTCTGCAAAACGGCTTTAGACTTGCTATCTGCGATGAGATAACAGGATTTAGGAACACAGAAACCAATGAGCAAATGGTCACGGCAATGGCAGTTCCGATGATATGCTTCTGTGATATTCCGCCACGTGCAATAGCTTCTCACGCTGAATTTTATTGCAAAAACGCTGCCGAACAGGAAACTAAGTTTTTTGGAATTGGTATGACGAGAGAATGGGGATTGCGGATGGGATTGAATCCTGTTGCTTATACAAGCCCTAGTAGTCATAGCTATAATATCAGTTTTCTCGAGGACTTAACTTATCATCATCTGGTAGATCAGTATCGCAGAGTTGATAGAGAAACACACAGATATCCTTTGGGGCAAGCTATGTCAATACATAATGTTGTAGTGAATCACCAGTATGGAGTTGCTGAATTCCATCCTAGGCGTTCTTTATTTGATAAATTAACTACCGCGGATTACTACCGTTTAGATAAAAGTCAAACTTACGACGCAGATGGAAACATCATACCAAGGCCTTTTAGAGATTATTTTGAAATAATTCCAAATCACAATTTTTACAATGAACGTGAATGGCGCTATATTCCACATTGGTTAGAGGAAATAAAAGTTTTTCAAAGTACATTCAAAAATGATTTTTTAGCAGAAGCGGTACAGCGGGAAGATGGTGTAGTATTTAACGAGGAATTTGCAAACGAAGCGTTCTATGGATATTTAAGTGAGCAGAGATGGTTTCAACCTGGATTTTTAAAATATTTGATTAACGATATATCAGTTATCGTTGTAAACGATGAAGATGCCAAACAGCAACTGATAGATAGTATTGCCGAGCTAACATCTTTTGGAGGTTATGATATTGATCATGATGCAATAAGAGATTTGCCCAGACTTATTAGAACATATGAAGAGCTAAAACAGCTGGAAAATATATAGAAACTATAAAACACCCGGCCAGTATAACCAGCCGGGTGTATGTAATAAAATCACACTTTATAAGGGATATCCCTTACAAGCTTCTTTCCGAACTTACCGATCTCGATGTAATCGTCTGCACCAATAACGCCTCGTTCAATCCATTTAGAAACCACTTGCGTGGTTACATTGTACTTTTGGGAATACTCTGAAATACTGAGCCATTTGCTCAGTTCCAAAACTTTCCCTTCATTGACAATAAAATCAGATCCCTCTTTAATAAGCTGATCCGCTCTTTTAAGAAGATCCTCAATGTTAACTTTTTCAAATGTTGCTGCCATTTTATATTGTATTTTAAGGGGGATTGCTCCCCCTTGGTTTAACTTTCCAGTTGTTTGAGAATGTCCAGTAGGTAGGTTAGCCGATCTAACAATTTGTCTACCTGATCCGGTGTTAATTCTGCTTCTTCTGAGTCACGGAGTGCCTGCCTTATGGCTGCTGTTTCCATTCTGAGATTGAAGATTAGTTGTTTTTTATCCATTCCGTGTGATTTTGATTACTCTGTAAAGGTAGTAAATGACACGTTACGTGTCAAATGTTTTGATAAATATTTTGAATTTTTTTTCACAAAACAGCCCTTTTCATTTCCGTTTCTTCGATCACCGCTTCCAGCTGCGCCAGTTCAATTTCCCATTTGCTTTTTAAAGCCTGGGAAGCTTTGGGATTTGCCATTTTACTTTTAAGTTTTGACCGTTTTTCCCTGCTCTGCTGCAATTTGACCGATAGTTCAGCTTTACTAAGTACTGCCTGAACCGGTCTTTCAATTACCTGCTGATCGTGTGCAGGTTTTGCCGGTCCTTCAAACTGATTACGATCAAGAAAATTCTTTTCATCCCAGATGTTTTCTATTTTTTGGTGCAGGTCTAAAATCTTATCCACCAGATCCGGACATGGTGTCCCAGGGTCCACTTTCACCAGCATGTTACTTAGTTCTGCCTGGTCACGTCTGAGCCTGGAAGCTTCAAGGCTCAAAGCGCTATGTTTTAAGGCAAAAATATCAGAATTGACATCCTTCATAATCGCCGTTACTTTCTTGGACATTCGGGGCGCTGCTGCCTGGTGATCACCAGGATTAACGGCATCTGAAACCAGATCCGATTTTAATTTATTCAGTTCATTGATGGCAGCTTCCAGCTTTTCCGGCCGTGCCCGGTTAGCAGATACCATTTGCCGTATCATCTCCACGGCTGCTTCCTGTTGTCTTATTCTATTATTCATCGTCATCCAGGTCTACATCTTCGTTTAACAAAAGGGAAAATTCAGCAATCGTGCTGCGAAAAACCCAAACCTGGTGATCTGTTAACCGGTCAGCGTCGGTTTGTCCGTTTTCAGCCAAGTACTGTGAAAGAACAGTTCTAAGCCACGCATGATCAATTTGTTTACTGTGAAGAAATAATCGTATGTCGGTAAAATTTGCAGGTAGTGCCATTGTATTTATAAATTGATGCTGGTCAAATGTAAGTGAAGCAGCGGCCTAGGAAAGGGACGGCAATTGCCATAAAAAAAACACCGGTAAGATCTCACCGGTGTTTTTTTTCTCTCTTATTTGTGGCGTTTATTCTCCGTCAACGGGCCGCCTGTTTTCAATCTCGGTTTTTAAACTTACTAAGCCTAAACGGTGGCTTTCAAATTCCTCGCTATTGATATTGATGTTTTTGAAAGCCTCAGTGCTTTTATTGTAACGGTCTATAAGATCCTTTAAAGAAAGATCAGCAAGAAGTGGGTCAACAATATTTGCAGTGGCATCTGAATTTTCATCCGGATCTGTTTCGGGATCTACATCCTGGTCAGCACCTGGATCATTGTCAAGATCAGTATCAGGATCAATGATCTGTTCTTCGCCCTGCAGAACTGGTTCAGTTGTGCGTAGTGACTTTAACAGCTCACCCGCCTGATCGCGCAAAGAAGTCAATTGCTGTTTGCGTTCTTGATTTTTCAGCTCGACAATCTCATCGTATTCCAAACCGTCAAAGCGTTCATTTTCTTCAAGTTCGGCCAGATCCTTTTGAAGCGCCCGAATGATATGGTTTGCAAGCCCTGGAAGGGCAGCATTTTCTACTTCGGGTAGATGTTCATTTCTGTTTAAAACGTCGTAGGCTTTTCTCAGCGCGCTTGTCACGCCGCCAATTACGGCCACGATCGCTTTTTTGTCTTTACTTGCCATCAGGTTGGGCTGTTTGGGCGGTCAATTCCAAAAATACGGCCACGGATGAATTTTCAGCAAATGCTGAAAGCTGCTCCTGGCTTAATGTATTGGAAAGAACCACGTGTTTACATTCGGTTTCGACCGTGACGCGCCCTTCATATTTCGGAAGGACACGCCACACTTTTTCTGTTTTCGGCATTGATTTTTAAGTCGTTAAAAAGGGCATAGGTTTCACAGCGGTTGCATCAGTTACCAGGGCCACACTAGCAGCCAGGAAAGGCGCATGAAATGGCAGACCATCGGATTTTCCTTTAAAACTGATCGCATTCTGGTCATCCGATTTTGCGCCTGAATCGTCACTGTCTTCAATGACCAAAGGGTTCCAGCTTGCGCCATACACACGGCGCGTACCGTTTTTGTAGTAGGCTACGGCCACACCGCCTTCGTTAAGAAATTTCTGGACCGCTTCTAGCTGGGTAGGATCAACGCCGGCAAACTTGCACTCGACATCGTGCTCCATATTCTGATATCCCAGCGTACCCTTTTTACTGGATTTCGCGCGTGCTGTATTTAAGTCAAAACTTAATTCAGCGACGATTACGCCGGCTAATAGGGGTGGAGCGGCCGAAAGAACGCCGGCCACAATTTGCGTTTCCAGCGGCCAGCCCGCTGTAAAATCTGATTCTGCAAACAGAACCATCCGGGCAATCCCGCCCAGGTTGGCCAGTCCCCTGGCCCGGTAGGCGATATTTTTAAACTTGCTTGTACTTGCAGGCATGTCTTTAAAAGGGTTAAAATGATTGTATCATTGAGGTTTTTAGCTCACCACAAATGGTTTCGGTTTGGCAGCTGCTGTATCGGTCGGCATCACCAGCGCATCTTGAAGGAAAAGGGCAGGGAACGGGTATCCGTCACCCTTCGCTTTAAAGCTGATACCATTTTGGTCATCCGATTTTGCGCCTGAATCGTCGCTGTCTTCAATCACCAAAGGGTTCCAGCTGGTGCCATAGATACGGCGCTTGCCATTTTTATAGTAGGCAATCACCACACCGCCTTCGTTGAGAAACTTCTGAACAGCTTCCAGCTGCGTAGGATCCACACCGGCAAATTTGCATTCGACATCGTGCTCATAATTCTGGTAGCCGATCACACCCTTTTTACCGGATTTGGCACGGCCCGTATTTAAATCAAAGGTGATTTCAGCCGGTACCGTGTTAGCAATGATGCGCGGCAAAACCGTACATTCTCCCAATAGTCCGATATCTGCCTGGATAGGCCATCCGGCTGTAAAATCTGATTCTGCAAACAGAACCATGCGGGCAATACCGCCCAGGTTGGACAAACCACGTGCACGGTATGCAATATTTTTAAATTTTGATGCAGGCATCTTTTCTAATTGAAAAGGTTAAAAAAAGCTGATATCCTGCTTTCAAATTCAGCAGGATATCAACCAAAAAGATTACTTCCAAAGAACGATCAAGCGGCCATCTGCATAGTCCACGTTCGCTTCGGCATCAATCAGCACGCTTAGGTCACGGCCGACCTCCTGGAATTTCATTTTAGGGATATCGCCTTCCACATCCTGGTGCAGATAGAAAAGGTTTCCTTCCACGGTCCAGAACATGTTATTAACCCCGATCATGTAGGTACGTGGCTTAATTTCCGTGTTTGGCAACGCGTTCAAAAACAGCTTATCACCCTTTTTAGTCACGACCTGGCTGCCGTTAGAAAGCGCAGAATCCAACGCGTTCAGTATCCACTGATACCAGATCGGGTTAATGAACACGCTTCCGTTTTCTTCACGATATTCCACCAGGTCTTCATTGCTCAAAATAACTTCAGTCAGTTTTTTAAGCTCACCCAGGATATTGGCCTCGGTCATCGTTGCTGCTGGGCTGGCCACTTTGTTGCCGATTGGAATGTCTTCTTTTCCACCGTTGGCAACGGTCGCATACCCTTCTGTGAATTTGAAGGCAAGCCCGTCAAATAAGTTAAGACCACCTTGCAGTCCAGTATTACGGTTTTCAACCCCTTTAACCAGGGTACGGTTGATCTCTTTACCGATACGTTCGAAGATCCTGCCCATGATGTAGGTACGTCCTGGCAAAGAATGGATATCCTTTGGATCACCCGGTTCACGGCGTCCCAGATAAGAGGTGCGAAGGTTGTACAAGTCAACCTCGGTAAATTTGATATCACCTTTTACAGGTTTCAACGTAGCACGTCTGTACTTCTGTGTGATCACGTTTGTGGTGTAATTTAAAACACCGGTGCGTCCTGGCTGGGTGATATTGCCAAGTTCATCGCGGACCAGATCCATGTCCTGGTTTAGTCCCATTACGACAAAATCGGGTTTGGCTCCAAAGCCGGATGCCATTTTTAGACCAAAGATTTTTTCATAATCTTTTTTGTCCCTTGTTAAATTTTCGGATAACGCCGATACGTCAACTGTTCCTGCCATGGCTAATAAAAAAGGAAAAAGAATTAAAAATTAATATGTAGGATGGCTTGTTAGATACCTGCCATCAGGCTACCGTGCTTCTTACGGAGTTCAGCGTATTCATCCGTAACGGTGTAATCTGCTTTGGAATCGTCTGCCTTCGCGCCTGCACTATCCGATGAAGGTTTTCCACCATCCAGGGCAGCCTGGTAAGCATCCCAGCGGTCCGCTTTTGCTTTTAGGCCTTTGTTTTCTTCGGTTGCATCAATGGCCAGTGATGCCATGCTCACCAGTTTGTCGTAATCTTCCAGGCTCATCGAAACGGTGTTGCCCATAGCTGTTGAACTGGCGCCTTTTTCTGTTTCAACCTTTCCCGATTCAGTGTTCTTTTCAGCGCCGTCATCGGTTATGGTTTCATCCGCTTTCGGCTCATCGGTCTTACCGGAATCAGGATCACCAGCGGGGGCAGGATCCGGTTTATCCGCTGTGTCAACCTTGGTTTCAGTGGTTGTTTCCGTGGATGCAGATTTGCCGCCAGCCAAGCCCATAACAGACTGAAACGACGCTAAAATTTGCCCTAGGGACTTTCTATTCATGTTCATAAATAAAGACGGCTAGGCCGCGTTTTGTAGGTTACTAAGTTCAAATACTTCTGTTACTGCATCGCCCAGGAATCCGATAGAATCAGCCATTCCTTTGGTGATCGCAACGGCTCCATTGTACATGCCACCTTCGAAAATAGTCTCATCGGTAATGTCCGGACGGCCTTTTTTTACCTGGTGGACAAACTCATCCCGGATTGGCCTCATTTCCGCTTTTACCGTGGCCGTGATTTCAGGCGTAAGCTTTTCAATTGAATTGAATAAGGCCTTTCCTTCAGAGCCGTCAGCTCGAATAATCGTGATCTTATGCCCTTCTTTTTCGTAAGCTTTCGAAGAATCAACATGCATGGCCAAAACGCCAATGGATCCAACTTCCGAACTGGCAGCGCTTTCCATGACAATTTTGTCGCATTGGCTGGCAACCCAGTAGGCAGCGCTCGCGCAAACACCCATCACATAGGCAACAACAGGCTTATTACGCTGGCGGATGACAGCCGCTAACAGCTCAGTGCCATTGACTGCACCACCCCCTGAATCGATTTCGACAACCACACCGATCACATTCGGATCCGCGTAGGCCTCCAACAGCCAGCTGGCAATATCTTCGGTCCCCCAGCTGCAATAATCACCGAAACGTGACATGGTACCGATCAAAGGAATGACCACGACCAAGCCTTTTTTAGTGCTCATCCGTGGCAAATAGCCGTAGTACGAATCAGCCGACGCTTGCGGCTGGCTTTCAAAATAGACCATCTTTCTGTTTTCTTTGAAAGACTTGTAATCCAGTTTGTCAGCCAGGGCCAGCATGGCCATGCGTTCATGGAATCGGGGTTCAAGTGCCCATTTTTCGGTAAGAAGTTGATGCAGCATCAGTCGTAGTTACAATATTTCGATGCTAACTTCTCAGGGATTTCTTAAATGAAGTAGGACAAAAAAACATCCTGACAGAAAGCTCTGTCAGGATGAAAACACGCATTACACACTACATAAAATCTTTTACTTAATCCACCATCTGCGTCCAAACGCCCGGATCATGTAATAAATAAATATGGCCTGCCAGACCGGTACTGCTTCTTTAATACATTCAATTAAAAATAAATCGTCTGCAATGATCCGGGCTTGATACTGGCCCCACAGGCTTTCGTTAATCCGGTTATCATACATATAATCATGTAAGATGGCTGCATTGGCCATACGGCCATGTGGTGGAAAGATCGGCCATAAAAACCGGGGAACTGACGCGAAATCGGTCCGGTAACCTTTCGGGATGATGATGCCTCCAGTGCACTGGCAATCTTCGGCTACTTCAAACCAGTCCGCTTTTGCATCCTTATCCAGGCATTTTTTTAAGAGAATATTAGGGAATTCTGTCATATCTTATGAAAAGCGGAATTGAGCATGAAGCCGGTCTGTGCGGCCGCCCCGTTAATATATACCACCCTGTAATACCGGGTTACTACCGGGATGTCCAGCGTCACCGCGGTGTTAGCTGCCAACGGCGCTTCGGGTGCAGCGGGCCGCCAGGTGGCAGCATCATTGCTCATATCTACGCGGATGGTGCCAGCTTGCAAAGAGAAGGCAGTAGCTACAAATCTTCTGAAAACATTGGTAGCGGTGGCATCGCGGCTTTGGCCGGTAAACGTGGCCGATGCGGCCAAATTCGTAACCGAATCATTGTAAACCGTTGGCGTCATCACCATGTTTGCTGATCCTGTTACGGATACGGCTGGTGTGCCAACGATCGCAGCCTGTACCATCGGCGCGTTTTGCGTATCAGCCCGCCCGGCAATCTGGGCAAAGTCAACGGATATGCGGCTTGAATCTAAAACACGGACAAAATGGATTCTGAAATCAGTGCTGGAAGCTGGAGAAACACCCAGGTTTTTAACCCGGATCCTGATCGCATACAAACGGTCTGATTCAGGAACGCACTGATTTCTTTTTACATAGGTACCCGCCGTGGAACTATCCACCGGATTGGTTTGCCAAATCGCATTTTCAGTGGCCAGTGCAAGATCAAACATAAAGGCCGGCATGAAGTTTGGACCTGCGCCTGTGGCCACGGAATTGGCAGTGCCGAACGCTGTGGAGCCAGAAACAAGCTCAGAGGTACCGCCCGCCCGGCTGTAATAGATTTCATTGGCACTGACTGTACCCTCAAATTTCCACCCGGCTCCGTTTCTTACATTCCGGATATTGGGAGCGGTGCCCAGGGTAACATCCTCAATGACATTGCCGCTTTCATCCACTTCTACAACTTCAAAGTAGGATTCTGTATTAGCAATCCGCTGAGAAAGGGTAAGCGCGCCAACGACCCGGAAGGGAAGTGTAAAAAGCTTTTTGGAAATAATGATCGTCTCGGAGTTAACCGTTGTTCCCGAAGCGATATTTAAGTAGCGGGAACCATTGGCCACCCCGGCAACACTTACCGCCATACCCGGACCTGTCTGCACTAGCGTCCAGTTTTCGGCCGTGTCAAACAAGGCAAATTCATCCCTGAACTTCTCACGGACATTACCTACCAACATTTTTCGTCCATCGTAAGCGCCGATTTCGTTGATCATCTTTTTGATCTGGCGAAAAAGGTCTGCGTTTGAAGTAGCAGCTGGCGCGCTTACCTCCGTAAAGTCAGAAATTTGTAAAACCAGCTTTGTGCCGCAAACAAGGTTGATTTTTGTATCCAGTGAGGCGCTTAAAAGATCTTTGGAAAAGAAACAAGCCGTTTCTCCATCGACAACCCGTAACACCTGGCCATCGTCAAAAAATTGTATCATAAGTTGTAAATAGTTAATTAAATCGTCCTAACAGGGATGCTTCCAAAACGGCACCTTCTGAAATCGTAAAAGGATTTGCCCCGGTTTCCACTGCAAGTTTTAACCAGGTATACTGGCCGACGGATCCAGCCGGGTACTGACCATTGGAACCCTTAAAAACAAGCTTTCCGGTCTTCGGATCCACAAAACTGGAATCGTCAGCTACCAAAAGGAAAGGGTCCCTTTCAATGGCTGCAAATGCACGTAGCCTGTTACCATCCTTATCATAGTGTTCAATCTCACAGATAAGCGTAACGGATCCGTTTTTGTAATCTTCGTTTTTGCCAACAACGGCAATTTTACGCACCACATCCGGGTATCCCGGGGAAGGTGTAATCAGAATTCTTTGAACTGTCAGCATAGCTTAATAAGTGGTCCAGGCAATTTTTTTGATTACCCCGCCATTTTTTCTGAATAAAAAATTATTGTCTGCTACCATTTCTCCCTCGATCACTTTGGCGTCGGTTGAGCTGGTAGGTGTGTAGGCACGTGGAAAAAGCTTGTTGCCATTAAATCCAGAATCATAGGTGGCATTTGTGCCCAGACTTGGGGAGTATAGCTGCCCGTAGAAGATATAGGAAGTCTTCATGTAGTCAACCGGAAATACACCGTCCTCATGGCCTGCAAAAATTGTGGTGTTTGCACCGGCAACCGTGCTAATAACGACAACACTTATTGCTTGGATTTTGTATCCGGAACGCCAGTCATCAACGGGCATTTTAAGCAGCCTGATTGCACCTTGCTTACTGCCGTAGATTTCCGGCGTTTCCGATGCTACGTTGCCTGCGTGCGCTTCTGTTTCAATAATACCTAGCCCTGCGCCAGGCGTTAAAAACTGCGTATTAAGAGCGTCGATCAGTAGGTAATAATTACCGTTGTTTGTTGGCAACTTCCGGAAATACATCCTGCCTGTGTCTAAGAATAGAAACCATAGGTTGGTTGCCGAAATCGTCAAATTCGATTTGATCTCGATGGTGCCGATGATGAAGATCGTCAAATTGACCGCTTTGCCTGAATACAGCTGAATGATCCGCTCCATGGTTTTTACAGCTGTTGCAAAGCTGGTACCGGTATTTGCATCGTTTCCATTTGTTGCATCCAGGTAACAGGTCGTATTTAGATTAAGGGACCTTGCAACAAAATTTGTGTTAAGTGCTTCACTGGCCACTCTGACATCTTCGGCGTATTTTGCAGAATCCGTGAGCGCATCAATGATGTCTTGTTTGACGAGTCCATCATTTAAAAGGCCCCGTTTCGGTTTGTTAAAACGGGCCGTAATCGTGTCTATAAAGTTTTGAATACTGTTGAAATAAGCCATCAAGCATTAAAGTCAAGTGAAAAGTCAATACCAAAATCGGTGTCTCTGAAATGATCAGCAAGGACGAGACCGGCCGGGGAAGCCTCTAAAAGGAAGGCCGGAGTCGCAAAGTTTCCGGCTAAACTGACTGTATTGGCATTAATGGAATTCACGGTCTGGCCGATCTGCATCATCAAACCGCGTTCTTCATTGCCCACCACATAGGCCAGGCGGTTGGCATCTTCTATCAGTCCTACAAAACGCTTTTGCCAGTTTTCCATGTAAAACGCTAAAATATCCTGGCGGCTGGCCGGCATGGAGAATTCAATTTGGACCTTGCTGATAAGACCGCCATCTGTGCGTTCAATGGTTTGGATATAGGAGCATGCCAGCGGTGGGAACTTCATTCTGGTGATCATCGCCCCGCGGCTTAGAAGAATTCCCCCGGCTGCAATGGTGGTCATAGATGCGCCGGGGATCCGGTGGCGGACCGGATCCAGGACCGACAAAACTTCTTTGGTATCGATCAGATATAAGTTTAATACACCGGGAACATTCGCCCCGGTGTACCCACCAATTTTTTGCTGTTGGGTGGTCATTCTATTTACAAATTTAGGTGGGACAACTTTTTAATATTTGGGTACTACTTTTAAGCGTATTGGGACGCTTTTTTGACAGAATGGGACGTTTTTTTAGCGTCTGCACGCTTGTAATTTTCACGGACCTTGTGTCTGTACCTTTTGCAGATGGCCCTTAACGATTCTTGTTTTATCGGGTCATCATCGATCATGAATTGTTCATAAACCCTGGCAATTGCGCCGCGTTCGGATCCTGCCCGGGCAGTATATCCCATCGAATAAAAGATGATGAACATTTCAAACATGTTGCCAAGTAGCTCACCGATGTAAAGCAGATTGCTTTCGTCGATAAACTCTTTGCGCATAGGAAATGAGGTGTCAATTGACAACTTAGCCAGCTTGTCCGATGCAGGCATATCCGGAACAAATCTTGATGCGTAAAAGTCGTCCATATCAAACGGACCTTTCTTTGCAATCATGATCAGCAGCATACCAAGCAAAGTGTCTTTGCGGGCTTTGATAGGGAGTTCGGCCCCATACATTTCAGGGCTAGTAAAAAATTGATAAACATGTTGTTCAACAGGAATATCCAGCTTCATAGAAGTTATAATGATTAAGCGTACATTTGAGGCGCAATGCAATGATACCGTTTACCTCTATCGGACACTTAACCGTTTCACGGCGATAACTTCGATGACTTACCCACCCAGTTGGCGCTAGGTGGGTTTTTGTTTTGCTGCTATAAACGTAATTACTTAGACCGATCAGAAGTAGGGCGCTTTAATACTTTGACAGGATCTTGCAGACGTTGAACCTTGATTACTGTTTCAATTGCCACCTGGTTTTTATCGCGGAATGTACAGTACGCTTCATAGGATCCATGCAGCCTTATTTCGTCTGCGAGTTTTGATACAATACTGCTCATTTAACCAGTTTGATTAGATCTTTACCATGATTGTAGTCATCTGCCCAGTACTTGCCATTGGCCTGCCAATAGCCATTTCCGGATCTTACTGGAAATGCACCGTTGTTTTCCACTATTTCATCAATGAGGATTGTGGATCTATTGCGGGTTTGCCAGGTCTGGCCAGCTTCAATTTTTGGTATGGTGCTCATATTCGCTTCAAATTGGTTAAAGGTTAAAATGGTAGATCATCTTTTTCTGCGTCCGTAGCGATCCGGGTTCCGCTGGCGCTATCCCAAACTATTTCGCCGTTCCCTAACCAGACACGTTTTGCGTCAGCTTCTCTTTCTTCCTTGGTTTGCGAATGCCAGGCGGACACGTCTTTTCCGTACTGGTCTTTGGTATCCTTCGTTCCGACTGAAATGTTCAGATACAATTTCCCATTTTTACCTGTTGTGATTTTGCTTTTATCGATGTCAGATAAGCAGATTGATAATGACAGAATTAAACTCATGATTTTGAATTAATTGGTTGTGAAAAAATAAGTTTTGAAAGTTTTGGTGATCAGTTCGACGCTATCAAACAGTATCGTTAGACAATCGGCATTTCGTTTTTCCAGGGTTTTAGCTTTTCAAGGCGTATAAAATGGATGAAGTCTTTAATTTCTATGTACTCTACTTTTTCTTCCGGAACGATCAGCACGTCCACCGCGATCCGGTCAAACCCTTGTGAATGCTTATTGTTAGGATCCAGGCCATGATAAAAACCTGTGATGATAAGCAGGCGATCCCTTGAATCAACCCACCGGCTCCATTTATGTATTGGATAGCGGTTTGCATCGATCCGCGTTACTTTTTCAAAGTTTTCAATTGCACTTTCCTGAGATATCTCCATGATTTTAACAGAAAAAAATTCGTGAGTTTTGACCAATGTTTTTTTACTACACTACGCTGATTTTGTAAGTAATTGATAAAGAGTGACGTATATCCCAATTAGGTGTAGTAGCGCTGTTACTACATCTACTACACATACTACATTACTACACCTTTACTACACTTTTACTACAACTTTACTACACATTTAATATTGATTATCAATTACTTATCTCCCTTTGTAGTCTTGTAGTAGATTTTTATTTACTTTTTATTTTTCAGGAAATAGAATTTCCTGTTGATCTGTTTTGAAAGTCTATTCCAAAACTTTGTTGTATCTGCTTATATTCCAGCTCACAAGATCCCGAATGGGGTAGGGTTGTGGCCTTTGAATTTGAGGTCCCATCGTTGGCAAATCTGATCCCTTTTGAAATTTCCTCCCAGTCTGATTTTCCGCAAAGTGTAGCAAGTTCTGACTGGATCGTGTCCCGATCGGGCGGAGACTTGTAAAAAAGCTGCCGATACTTCTGAGAAAACAAATTGTACAATTTCCGGAAATTCAAAAGGATCGTATTGCCGGTAAACCGGAAGTGAAATTCTTCATGGATCTGATTGACATCATATAGCATCTGCAGGATTTCGAAGAATTCAGACACCGCTTTGCTATCGTTCATAATACGCCACTGGCGCATGATGAAGGTTTCGCCCATGCTCAGATATTCCTGCAAAATTTCTTGTTCGTCGGTAGTCTCAAAATCAAGCAGGTTGATCTTTCCCATACACTGCAGCGTATAAGATGCGGCCAGGATCTGAGACATATTTGCAAAAAGCCTTTCGGGAACGCTCTGCCCTTTAAAGTTCTTTTTCAGTCCGGCATATAGCCGGTTGTAACTGGTGCCATAATTCCCATTTTCCAAAAGATGCCGGTATTTAAGCAGCTCAACGGTCATGCTGCCCAGGCCGCCTTCCTGTATTTCTTCCAGGGCATAGAAAGCCGTACGCTGTTCGTCTGTTTTGTTTTGCGCGGTGATTGGTACAAAAAGACATCTGGAAAAGAAAATCGGGTTCGCCGGTATGTAATTACTTGTCAGGGCCAGGGCACTATGGATATCCACTGTAGCTGTATCAATGGAATTGAAATCAGAAGTTGATTTATGATAGCCATCATTGTCATAGGCAGCCTGCAGGAGCCCTTCATTGGTCAGCTCGTTGTGGAATTCATCAAACCAAATAATACTATTGCTGGTCTGGCTCATAAGCTTTACCAGGGCGGCATCCGTGTTTTTACTTTTCAAGTTTACACCTTCCTGTTTGCGGCCAAATCCAGCGGTCAGGATGCGGATCATGGAAGACTTACCGGTGCCGGCGCCACCCTTCAAGAAAAGGATTGGTGAAAAGTTTTTAAACTGTAATCCCAGATCCCGGAACAGGCTGAAAATATAAAAGCATACAGGTAAAAAAGCGTTTTCCTTTAAATGGGCAATAGCGTAGATTTTCCAGAACTGTTGAAATTCCACTACCTGGTCCGTCAGCGTGTAGCGCATTTGCCGGATCTTTGTTTGCTGTGGTATTGAAAGGTGTAAATTATTGGCTTCAATAATTCCAAACTCGTCAGGGACCAGCATTGCACCAGTTTTTAGATTGAGTGCCTTATTAGCGAAAAAATAAACCTTGCTATCCGGATGATATCCATAACGCAGCACCTTCATGGCAGTACTGAACTTGGTGCGGGTGAACAAATAAGAATGAAGCTCGTCCAGGTGGCCGTCCTTAATTTTGAAACCCAGCCGTTTGGTGGCCAGCATATTTTTCAGCTTTCGGGCGCTGCAAAAATCATCGTGGATCACTTCAATGAAAATCTGGGTGTCATCATTTTTGCGGATCTCTAACACCCAGGTAACATTTTCCTGTTCGTCCTCTGTCCGGTATTTTATAAAGACCTGAAAGTTTGGTGCTACTTCGTCAAAGTACTTTCCTGATTTGATTTCCATTCCGCCATCCTTATACCAGACCGTTGGGTGAATCCTGTCTTGTTTCTCCTTTTTAGATTTGGTGTTGTTTGTCAGAGTGTTATGGTTAACTGTATTTTTAGTTATGTCACTTTCTTTGGTAGGCTTTTCCTTTTTCGGTGCGCTGGTATCAATGCCGTAGTCCTTACAGATAGAAACAAGCTTGGCAATGTTGGTGAAGCGTGAAGTTTTCAGCGCGTTGTCAAACTTCGCGTCAGTAGCCTTTTCATCATACTTCGCGTTCTGTTTGCTGATCCGGTGAAAATACGTGCGGCCGTTTTCGCGCAGTACTGACAAACTGAAAGCAATCAATAGCCATTCCGTGCCATAGTCATTACAGATATCCATGGTGTTGGCTTCAATCCGGTCAGTAAGCACAGAAACCCATTTTTCCAGCTCAGTGGCGTCCTTTTCGATCTGGCGTTCAGACTTTGGCTTTTCCGGAATTCTGTTTTGGATCGTGTAGACTTTTGAATCAGGATTATAGTATACCGCTGGATCGTGTGAAATAAAGCATGCACGGGATACGTCGGATCCGCTGGGATCTACCTTTTCCTGGTCAGATAGGTTGTAAGATTGGTTAAAGTAAAACGCTAGGTCCGCAAATGTTTCCTTATGTCGATCACCATCTTTGATCTTGATAACAACCTTTAATCCATTGCCCGATGGGGAAATGAAACAGGCATTCACAAAAGGATCCTGCTGAAATTGCATCTTCAGACTTTCCGGATCCTGGATGTGATCCAAATCGATAACGATCAGGCCGCTATGTTCTTTTAAATTAGCAGCTAAGCGGGTCGGGGCAAAAACTCCGGAGAATGTTACAAAGTCCAATGACTTCTTTTGGAACGCCGCTTCTTTGGTATTTGAAGCAGCCCGGACATTACCGATCTGAGCGGCATACTTACCATCCCGGATCCAGGCAATCACTTCCGGCAGGGAAGTGGTACGATCGGGTTTTCTTACGTTGATACCTCCTAAAAAGAGGCTAAAAATATCAGGCATTGATTGAAAGAAAGGTTTATTCCCCCTGCTCTCAGAGCCGGCACGGCCGGCAAGAGAAGCGTATTACTACCCTCCAATAAGATCAGAAAGCAGGGGGTGAATATTTTAAATTGATGAAAATGCTAATTGAACCTTATTTGCCATCTTGTAAAGGGACATGATTTCCAATTCCTGAAACTGTCTTAGAAATCCGTCAGGAAGCTTTTTCATGTTTTCTGCCAAGTTTGCGCAGTAGGTGGATATATAACGCCTCATGTATATACGTTCCTGATCAGTAAAGATCTGGGTGATGGATTCCGAACGGTATGCCCCAAACTTGGCGTCCTCAATTTTTTTGGCAAGCGATATATGTGCAGGGTGCCAGATATCAACGTTTTCCGTAGCTACACTGACGAATATAACCGTATGAGCCAAAACCCATTCATTTAATCCCAAAGTGACATTTTTAATCGTTCCACTGCCCATTAGTAAGTTGATTTCAAGGCTAGTGGCCTGGTGATAATTTTATTAAAATCATCCTGCAGCGTTAACGATGCGATGGCCAATTGAATGGCAAGTGAGATTTCTGCATACTGGATCTGCTCATTCATGAGCATACAGGCAAGCTTCCGGTCTGTAGTTGTTCGCCAGGTCTCAAACGTTACTTTTTCGCAGTTATCAATTTCTTTTTTACAAGCTTCAAGCGTGCTGATGTCTTTGGGCAGGGCATTATTTTCCCAGGCCTGGATTATTGTAATCAGGTTCATATTGGAGGAATTAGGTATTTATTGAATTGATTTCCAGTTTTCTTTTTTGATCACAAAACTGCACGTAGTACAGTGATGCAGGTATTTTTTAATCGGGTATGTCAGGATGATCTTTGCACTTTGAATTTTTCTGCAATTGGGGCATTGGATATGGTCCAGCTCAAATGGCATCTGTTCCAAATCGGTTTCGATAGTGAGCTTCTTGCTTTTTTTCATAGGTTTCGACCGCATAAGATTTAGTAAGTTCTTTAATAAGAATGGTAGCAGTGACCAGCATTTTAACAACCAGTAGGATCCACAGGAATATTTCAAAGATCATAGTCGCCGCCGGTTGCTACGTTTTACGGAAAACACCAGCAGCATAGAAAAAACAAAACATACAGCAGCGGTAACATAAGCGGGATGTTTTACGCAAAGTTCAGTGACTTTACCGCCAAAAATAGCCTGGCCGATATTAGAGGATAGGGTATCACAATGTTTCATAGAGTTTTGGAATTTGAAAATCCGTGTTTTTTTAAAATTTTAGATTTAGTTGTGCCGGCAATTACTTTTTTCATATCTCCTATAATCAAACGTAAGGCTTCATTGCCAGTGGTTCCATTACTTATGTTCTGCCAAGCTCGTAAACCTTTATCTGTGGCATGCCATGGATTATGTTTTTTTAACACAGATCTCCACTTCCGAGCGTGATAGGGGTACAGCCGTTTAAATTCACCGATCAGCGCCTGTTTATTACCGTTTATTAAATCTGTTGTATCCATTGTTATTTTCTTTATTACATTTACATCGTAATAATTCGTTATGTTATAATTACAACGTAAAGGTAATAACAT